GAGTTAGTCTAGCTCCCCTTATACATTTAAATTGGGTTGCTATGATTTCTACAAAAAACTTAATATGTGATTTAACTGATGTACCTAGAGAGTGGGTATTTGAACACTATCTTAATCTTACAGAGAAGCTTACAGGTCAGGATATTAAAATGAAATCAATATTTAACACACGGGAGAAAACTCCTTCTATGTGTATTTATCTTGATAGAAATGGTATCTATAAGTACAAAGATTTTTCTTCAGGTAATGGTGGTGATGCAATTAGTCTTGTCCAAACTTTATTTAATTTACCTACTAGAGGTTCCGCAAGTTATAAGATAGTAGAAGATTATAATCAATATGTTCTAAACAATGGTTATAATCCTATAAAGTCTTATAAACAACACAGTAAATTTAAGGTTACTGATTATGAAATGCGGCACTGGAATACTCTTGACCAGAAATATTGGATGGGATTTCACATTGGTTCTAGATTGTTATCTAGATATAATGTTGTTCCATTAGAATATTATATTATGCAGAAGACAGATGAAAATGATGTTGTGTCAAGTATAACAATCAAGGGTAATTATATCTATGGTTATTTCAGAGAAGACGGGACACTCTATAAGATTTATCAGCCAAAGGTTAAAGAAAGTAAATTTATCAAGGTAAGAGATTATATACAGGGTACAGAACAATTAGTATTTGATAAACCTTATTTGATTATAGCATCATCTCTTAAAGATTTGATGGCATATCAGAAACTAAAGATTAGTAATTCAGAAGCAATTGCACCAGACAGTGAGAATACTATGATACCTGAGAATATAATGAGCAGTATTAGTTCTAAGTATCAAGGAGTATGTGTATTATTTGATAATGATGAGGCTGGTATAAAAGCTGCTGAGAAATATAAATCTAAGTATGGTTTTAATTATGTTATTCTTGATCTTGAGAAAGATTTATCAGATGCTATTAAAGTACATGGTATAGATAAAGTGAGAGACAATCTCTTGCCATTACTAAAAAATGCAATACTATGAGTAAATGGTCATACCAAGGTGCAGATTTTGAAAGCTCTATGATACCAGAGGGAGCAGAGGGATTTGTGTATGAGATGCAGGCTGTAATAGATGGTAAGCTAGTGAGGTATATTGGAAAGAAGAACTTTTATTCTATAACAAAGAAGAGATTTGGCAAAAAAGCCCTGTCTTCTATGCAGGATAAGAGAGCTAAGAAATATACTATGCAAAAGAAACTTACCTATCTAGACTATTATAGTAGCAATGCTGTGCTGAAAGATGCACATAAAGCCGGGATAGAAATTAGAAGATACATGCTCAAGATATGTTTCTCTAAAATGGAACTTACTTATTATGAGACTAAGTTTCAGTTTGTTAGAGGTGTATTAGAGAGTGATGAATTCTTAAATGGTAATATCCTAGGTAGGTTTTACAAATTCAAATAATTATGACAGAACAAGAATTAATGCAAACCTTGATCCAGTTAGCGGATCTGGGGGTTACTGGTATTAGAATAAATTATGAAGGTGGAGGAGATAGTGGTTGTATAGAAGATATAATGTATACAGATAAAGAGGGTGTTTCACTTGATGAAGTTCAAAATTTACCTTGGGATTCTAAGGATCTAAGAAAGTTAAGTAGTGAATTTTCAACAAATATAGAAAACTTTACCATAGATACAATTCTTGATGATATTGAAGATTGGTGGAATAATGAAGGTGGTAATGGTACATTGGCTATACTAGTTCCTTCTGGGGAATATAATGTAGAAAACAATATCAGAAGAATTGATTATGATGAGTTTTTTCATGAGGGTAATTTATTTAGAAAAACAGAAGACTAATGTCACATTCAATGGAACATGCAAAATCCTCTGCTAGAAAGTGGGGAGGTGAGCCACATGAGTATTTAAAGTATCATGAGTGGTTTGATGAAACAAAAGCTTGGATAGGTCATTCCAAGCACAGAATGTTCAGACACCACAGTGAAGGTATATTTGAGATGGAGAGCATCTTTGGAGTAAGCTTTGTAAATAGTGATAACAGAGTTGTATACACCAGGTATATTGGTGAGCAACATGTTAAAGAAGATTGCAATGGATATATTCCAAGTGCTAAAGAGTGGGTTCAGAATTTAGATAAGCCCACAGAGTGGATGATTAAAACTTTAAAAATTGAAGACTGATGATTTTAACAAAAGAAGAAGTAAAGAATCTGATTGGAATGCTAAGGTCTCCCGACAAGGATAATAGACTTATAGCTTTTAAGATAATAGAAGATCTAAATCTTAAAAAGCATGTTGGAGAAATAATGGTAATGTATAAATATGGTGAGTATAACTTAGAGAGTTGGGAAGCAGATTGTAAACCTGTCTATCAGTTTATAGTAGATAGGATTGAAAAGTTCAATGGAGATTGGGAAAATAAACTAAGCTCCGGAGAAATACTTTCACTAATGACAGCAAATAAATCTAGTAAACAATCAATAGAATTATTCTTAGAATATTTTATTAGAGACATGACTAAGATGTTAGATGCTATGGGGTATCCTACAGACAAGTTTGAGTTAGACATAAAATTAAAAGATGATGGACAAACAACAGAGTCTTAGTAAGATTAGTAAGGAATTAATGTTGAAAGAGCCCTATTATGGGTTCTTTCTTATTATGCTTAATAAAGTATGGAGAAAAGATCTTCCTACTGCAGGAGTGAGTAAGAATGGTATTAACTTTCAGTTAGCTATTAATGAAGATTTTTGGACGGGCCTGAGTGAGATGCATCAAATGGGATTACTAAAGCATGAATTACTTCATATTGCTTTTGGTCATCTCACAAGTTTTAAGTCTTTTAAGAATAAGAAACTTGCAAATGTAGCAATGGACATGGAAATCAATCAGTATATTGATAAAGATTGGTTGCCCGAGGGTGGAATAGATATAAATGACTATGAAGATTTAAATCTTGAAAGAAAAGCTGGTTGTAGATATTATTATGACAAGTTAAATCAGTTTCAAGATGAGAAGGATAAGAATGGTAGTTGTGGTAATGAGGAGATGGATGAGTTACTTGATCAAGTAGCTAATGGAGAAGTACCAGATCATAGTACATGGGAAGAATTTGAAGATCTTAGTGAAGCTGAACAGAAGCTAATAGAGAAACAATTACAGAAAGTTCTATCTGATGCTAAAGAACAAACTATTAAAAAGCGTGGTAATATTCCAGGTGAGATAGAAGGAGTAATAGTTATTGATGAGATAGTTGCACCTAAGTTTGATTGGCGGGGATATATTAGAAGGTTTACTGGAGTTAGTACAAAGGTATTTACTAAGAAAATCCGTAGAAAAGAAAACAGAAGGTATGATGAAAATCCAGGTCTTAAAATTAAGATGAAACAACATATGCTACTAGCTATTGATACTTCGGGTTCTGTAAGTGATTCTGAGCTAAAAGAGTTTATGGGAGAAATACATCATATCTATAAAACAGGTGTAGATATTACAATGATACAGTGTGATACAAGTATTAGATCTATTGAACCTTACAAAGGTAATAATGAGATTAAAGTACAAGGCCGTGGAGGTACTGAGTTTGATCCTGTTTTAGATTATTATAATGCTAATCAAAAGAAATATACTAGCTTGGTATATTTTACTGATGGTGAGTGTTATACATCTGTAGTACCAAGAAGTAATATTCTTTGGGTATTGTCAGAAAGATCAAATATGAATAATGACCTTCCTGGAAAAGTCATAAAACTAGAGTTATGAGTTTAAATGAATTAAGAAGTTTTATTAAAGATAAAAGTTTGGAATATCCTCATCTGAAAGATGAGTTTTATGATTTATATTCATTGTGTCTTAGTGAGATAGAAGAGGGTGGTAGTGAGAGACATGAAATAGAATTATGTATTAATGATATAGAAGAAACAATAAAAGAGAATTAATTATGAGCACAGTACAATTAAATGTAGAAGAGTTAAAAGGATTTATCCGTCATATGGTTAAGAATAACCAGCATATTCAAGCTGAAGGCAAGGTGCCTGTTGCAATTAACATAGAGGGTGATGCCGGTCTTGGTAAGACTTCTGCTATTATGCAGTTGGGTAAAGAGCTTGGTATGGATGTAGTAAAACTTAATCTATCACAGATAGAAGAACTAGGTGACCTTGTTGGTTTTCCTGTTAAAGAATTTCTAGTAAAAAATCAGGAGGGTAAGCAAAGATGGATAACTGAAGCTCAGATACAAGGAGCTCTTAAAGCAGGATATACTGTTGCTGATAAGAGAATGGCTCATGCTGCTCCTGAATGGATACAAGGTAAAGGTGAGGGTGGTTTCTTGGTATTGGATGATTATACTCGTGCAGACCATAGATTTATGCAAGCCACTATGGAGATTCTAGATAGACAAGAATATGTTTCTTGGAAGCTACCTAAGAACTGGCATGTCATCTTAACTACTAATCCAGACAATGGTGACTATAATGTTACTAGCTTGGATGTTGCTCAGAAGACTAGATTTATTTCTGTAGAGATGAAATATGATGTTAATGTATGGGCTAAGTGGGCTGAGACAGCAGGAATAGATGGTAGGTGTATTAACTTTATGTTGATGCATCCAGAGCTTGTAACTCAGAGAGTTAATCCAAGATCTATTACTACATTCTTCAATGCTATTAGTTCTATTGAGAAGTTTGAAGATGAGCTACCACTAATTCAGATGATTGGTGAGGGTTCTGTTGGAGCAGACTTTAGTATGATGTTTACTATGTTTATTAATAATAAGTTAGATAGGATTATATCTCCTGAAGATATTCTTACTAAGGATGAGGACTATGTAATAAGATCTTTGACAGCTGCAGTTGGTAAAGATGATGAATTTAGAGCTGATATCTCTAGTGTTATTGCAACTAGGGTAATAAACTATTCACTTACAAAAGCTGAGAAGAGTGTAGTATCTAAAGACATGATTAGTAGATTGGCATTGCTTACTACAGAATGCGAGGCATTTACAAATGATCTTAGGTATTATATGGTCAAAGAGATAGTAAATGGAAACAAGGTGAAGTTTGCACCACTGATGCAGAATACTAGTGTGGTAAAGATGGCTATCCAATAAAACAAGGATAAAACAGTCACCACCTTTAAACAAACATTAAGCTAATTAAAAACTAAGATGGGGAGAGGTAATACTCTCCCTAATCTTTATAAATTAAACTATGGAAAAATTTGTTCATATTAAGTTGAGTAGTAACTCAGACAGTAATACTATTCGTGGATTTGATGCTACTATTATAGAGAGTTTGGGAGATTCAGTTTCTACATTTGTAAATTCAAAAGGATATGTTCCTGCAAAAGGAGACACAATATATCTGCTTCCGGGAGTTAATATCCCAAGAATGAAACTAAAAGATCTTGCATTGAATCTTGGTATCAGAGTAGTAAGAGATCCAGCTAAAGCTACCGTTGTGTTCAGTGGTAAGAGCAGTGTGGGCAAACTTACTACATCTAATTGGTATTATTTTGCAGATGCAAATACCATTCTTAACAATGTAAAGAAACTTTGTAATGATCAATATTACATTGATAAGTTAGAAACAGCAATAGCAAGCACAGGTGCTGAGAGAGTTTGTTCAAATTGGTCAGACATGAGAAATACTCTGTGTAATGGAGATATGGGCATCTATGTAAATCAATATGTTTATGGTATTGAGCCAGAGTATCAAGAAACATATGATGCTATTCAAGGTAAACCAATTTATTGTGAGTCAGAGTTACTTACTAATATTAATGGTGATGATTCTACAGTTATAGACTATGATGTATACAAGCAGCTAAAAAGTATGTTTGAAAGCTCTGATGATGATAATCACATCTTGGCTATGGAAATTATGGCTAATTCCCATTATGAAAATAGTATACTATACTTACTAATGCTCATAAGTGATTTTAGTGGTGTAATATCTAATACACACACCAGAAACCATGTGAACTTCAAGTCTATGCTTGCTTATTTTAATTGGGTTCCAAGACAAGTGGGCAGCCAAGATGCTGATGATATAATCAAGATTATAAATGAAAAGGGTCTGTTAACTCTAGATATGATCAAAATATTATATAAAGAGTATACTGGTGATATTCATAGAAACATTGCTTATGATCAGGTCTTTGAAATCAAAGAAGTTACTATTAAACAGGACTATCTTGACAAACTTAATTTAACATCTCTTAACTTAATTAATCCTGAAGAACTTGAGGTGACAGATTCGGTAGATGAAATAGTTACTGATGAACTTATAGAAGCTGCAATAAATAATATTAAGAGAGATGAACTTAAGTCAGAGTTAATAGCAATAGAAAAAGAATTAGCTAAGGAAGATTTGGTCCCAGTTAAGGAAGAAGAAGAATCAAATAACAATCAAATAGAACAAACAAATGGGGATGACTTTGAATGGTTCTGAAGAACTAGAAAAATTTTATAAGGATAAATTTTACTTTAGCTATAGCAGCATTAGTAAACTGCTCTATTCTCCGGTAGCATTTTATAATCATTATGTGCTCAAACAGAAAGATGATGTTGTAGGACCCCACTTGGTAGCAGGTAGGGTTCTACACTGTCTTTTATTTGAGCCAGAAAGATATGATGATTATTTTATTAGCATGCCTGGGAAAGTTCCAACTGACAGTCAGAAGAAAATTATTGATAATATTTTTAGAATACACTTGTCAGTTGAAAATAATACTTTATCTTTGGAAGACTACTCACAAGATATACTCACAGAGCTACTCACAGCTAATCTTTACCAAACACTTAAAACAGATCAGCAGAGACTTGATAAGATTCTCACTGATGAAAACAAAATCTACTTTAATTTTCTTAAAGAAAGTCAAGAGAAGACAGTAGTTGATCAACCCACTTATGATGGCTGCAA